CCAGATGAGTTTCAAGCCGCAGATATGGCAACAAAAGTTAGATTTATTGTTGCTTACTTAAGAGCCAACCCAGAAATGGTTTTGTCTCACCAAGGTGCCGAATATGGAATGAGTGTAAAAAAAGCCAGAGGCAGACCTCCCTATTTGACGAATACTGCTGGTGCTGCCAAATTGACTCACCTATACGCTGAATTAGCAGATAAACTTGGAAGAGGTGGTGAAGGAGGTGGAGGTGGTGGAGGCGGAGATGATAATGAAGAGCCTTGGAGAGATAATCCTGGAATGGGAGGAAACGGACTCCGTCGAAATCCCCTGGATGTGCGTAGCACAAAACCAAAGATGAGAGGAAAGGGAATCGCCCATCTTGCGGAAAAACAATACGAGAAACCAAAAGTCTATTCTCAATTTGGACGATATTTCATCAACAAGGCAAAGTTGGCACACGATGGAATACTCGCACTTCGACTCCCTTCTGGCAACTTTGTTCCAAACTTCCCCACACAGAAAATCTCGATTGCTTTGAAGGAAGTTCTCAAGATGCTTGTAAATGGAGCGCAACCCACTTATGAGGCAGTCTCTAAAATGACCGACGAAGACCGAGACAAATTGGTTGATGTTTGCCGAGTTTGCCAAGTCGATATGCCCTCCATTCCAAAATCAAAAAAGATGGACAAAGATGAACAAGATGATTACCGATTCGATGTTCTCCGTGGAGAGATTGTCGCTGGAAACAATAATCCAAAGATTGTCAAAGAGTTCAAGTCCCTTCTGTTGAAGTTCATTCATTCTGGAAGGGTTCCCAAGAGAGAAGCACACGAGATTTTGGAAGAATTGGTGGCAATCGGTGTTTAATTGGGGTTCCGCCCCCAATCGACGGTTATAGTTTAAGATATGACCAATTATAAGAATATAGACATAGCCATTTCGGCTATGGCATAGGGTTCCACAGACGATATATGGTTTGTGGAACCCTATGCTCTCTCCAGTCCTCCCTAAAATTAAAGTTAATAATGAAATGAATAAATGAATTATATGGCTTACCTAATTTATATCCAGCGATTTATATCCAGCGATTTATACCAACCACACACACACACAAACAAACACACACATCAAATATTAAGCCATCCCTTAATATTTAATTAATCCCGAACAGGGGGTTCAGGAGGAGGAATGAAATCCGCAGACAACCCATTCATCAAAGCATTACGCTTTTTAAGGTAGACTTGGAACTCTCTCCAAGTATAGCCTGAAGGAACCGCATACATTCTGTCTGGGTAGACTAATGAGTAGGCAGGTTTTCTCCATCCTTCGATGATGTATTTTTGTTTCTTTGGAATAATCCAAGCACCAACCACAGCACGGCAAGGAATCAATTCGGTTTCCAGGTTTTCTGTGGAAGTATGAGAAGGAATTTCATAGCGGAACATAGCCTCGCTACAAGATGGATTTGGTATATAGGACACTTCCTTCGGTTCGCCTAAACACTTGGCGTTGATACAATACTCTCCACCATATTCGGGGCGAGAGTATGCGTAGTCCTCAAGTCTGTGTCGACACATACCCTGTTCCAGTTGATAAACTACCCGTTCTCCCCAATCATTTTTTGCGAGGATAAGGTCTCCCTTCTTAAGGTCGCGTTCGGCAAGCATATTGTTTACAGCACCGTATTGGTGGACGGTGAGAGATTTATACAATCGGGATTTGCGATAATCGCCGACTACACCACCGATTAGGTAGAACTTGATTAAGTCCCAAACTTCAGCGGGGAATTCAAACTGGAGTTTGACGGGCTTCTTGGCGGGCTTCTTGGAGGGCTTCACAACGGACATCTCGAGGATTTGTTTCTCAAGAAGTTTGACTTCTCTTCTCCATCCCTGGTTGATTTCGATGAGGTCGGCAACACCATCGAAATCAGTTAATCTCCCAACCACAAGGGTTTTGATGAGTTCTCGAATTTCCAAAATATACCCCCTGTATTCCAAAAGGGTAGAGTTTAATTCCAAAAGTGATTTCATTTGCGTTCGAACTTGGCAATTTATTTGTGAGTTAGGATTTGACTTTTGAGAACCAGGACAAGAACCAGGACAAGGAGAACCAGGACAAGAATCAGGATAAGGAGAACCAGGACAAGAACCAGGATTAAGCGATTGCGATTTTTTGGAACTGTTTAACATTTCAATTTTAATCTAACAGGAGACAGAAATTCATTTCATTTTTTTTTATTTCTGCTCGCAGAGAAAATCATCTTTTCGGTAAATAAGACGGGAATAAAAAAAATTGAAATGAAATCCAGCCTTCCATCAAATCACAAATTGAAATGTCAAACAGTTTCGAAAAATCGCAACCAATTATTCTTGGTTCTTGTCCTGATTCTTGTCCTGGTTCTTGTCCTGGTTCTTGTCCTGGTTCTCAAGAATCGAAAACTAAATCACAAATAAATTGCCAAGTCCAAATGTCGAATTCAAAACGCAATCAAGCAATCGCTGACCTCTACGCACTTGTGTCTTTGAGAGACCAATTTACCGCCGAAGACTGGTTGGAAGGTGTTTATCCAAATGCCGTTCAAGAACAACGCCTAACTAAACCCAAACGCAAAATCGAGTTCCCTCCTGAACTCTGGAGTATCATCAAGTCTTATGCGGTCGGTGGGAACTACAAAGTCGGTTCGAGACTTTATCGCTCTCTTGTGGAAAAAGGGGAACCAAATCTTCAATCTTGGACTCCTTCTGTAGACAACTACAATAACCTCTTGTATCCAGAAGACCAAACTCTTCGCAAGGGGGATGAGGTTGTCGATTTAAACACCGCCAACGCAAAACATATAGCGGTGTTTAAAATCCTCAAGACCATCACCAGAGATGAATTGAGTGATATGGATGACTATAACAACGGTTATTGTTATAGACACCACGGAAATTGCGTTTGTAATAACCTGAATCGCAAAGATAAACTTGTGCGGGTTAAGCAAGTTGGAGTATTTAACCTCAAGGCTTACATTCCATTCGAACAACCCCTTAGCGAAGATGAAGCATCCATTAGCCTTCAACTAAACGGACACGCCAATCCCAAACTAAAGGCAATCTACCGATATGAACTCACTCGATTCGATACTCCAATCGATGCCAAAGCAAGACCATACGACTGTAGATTTGTTGGAATATTGCCAAAGGGTGCTACAGAGTATCTCCGTGTCTTCCGCAGACCTCATTCTTATGAACTTACGAATCATCCTATTCAATTAGGTGCCAATTGTCGCTTGTTATAAATCTCTATGGGCCTCGCCATATAAACCCCGATATAAACCTCGCTATATAAACCCCGATATAAACCTCGCTATAAATCGCTGTTGGACTTATACACCCAGTATTTCAGGTAAGCCATATAATTCATTTATTCATTTCATTATTAACTTTTGATTTTAGGTGGACACGGGAAGACAGTCCATATAGCCTCTGTCTTCCTATGTCATTTTTTTGAAACAGACCAAAATAGAAATATAGACTTATGGGTTTTCGGTAAATAAAATGGGAATAAAAAAAAATTGAAATAAAACTGGAAAATAATTGAAATCACAAAAATGTCAAAAGTCTACCGTGAAATTGAACGCCTCGCTAAACTTGGAATCGACGCTGGATATATTGAAACCGAATTGGACGGCTGTAAAGTGTTGTCAATCGCGAATGGTGAGAAAACCACGACTACTGGATTCGACAGAACATTCATTCAACGACTTAAGTTGGAGTATGATGGTGATTTATACGCAAAGGTAATCATCCAACTTATTGTCCCAACACGAGATGAGTTTATCAAAGAACAGAAAGGCGTTAAGTTGACAGTTGATTTTGACGATGGCTGGTTTAATGCCGAATTCGCTGATGCTTATGACTATAAAGAGTATTTCTGGAGAAAAGCGAAAAATCCAACTTTTAGAGAAGGAGTGGAATTACTTCACCGAACTCTCTTGGAGCGTCGAACTATACTGAATGAAGTGTTAAGGATGGTTCCTTCAACCCAGATGGATGTTTGTTGCTTCGAGGACTTTGGTTTTATCAAAAATATATTTGTCGCGCTGGCAAAGAAACTTGTAGAAGCCCTGTTGGCACATCCAACACTCAAAAATATTCTTGATATAATTCGACACAGTATTCCAATCACACATAGTATGTCCACCAAGGATGTTGTGGAAAATCCCGAACCAGAGCCAGTCCCAGAGCCTCCCAAAAAGAAGGAAACCAAGCCTTCCAAAGAGGCTCTCACCCGTTCTGCGAACAAAGCCCGTGATGCCAAGAAGAGGGAAAAGGAGGAGTTCCAAAGACAAGTTGCCGAAGCCGAGAAGCGCCGTGCCGAGGAGGAAGAACAAAAACGCCGTGCCAAGAAATCCGCGAAGAAAAATTCCGTTTAAATTTATTCAAACAAACTCGACAAAAATTATGACACCGTTATAAACCCAAATATTTTTTTGGGTTCACCAATCCATAGATGGTTTGTGGAACCCGAATTTCAAAAAAAATAATCTTTTCGGTAAATAAGAGGGAATAAATAAAAATTGAAATGAAACGGGAAGATAATTGAAATCACAATTTAAACTGAAATGTCTCGCTACGAACTTTACACCGATGAACTTGAGGACCTCCGCACCGCTGTTTCATTCGTCCTTTTTGAGTTGTTTGACTCATTTCAAGACGGATATGTTGACAAAACCAATTGGGATAAATTTGTCAGTTTCGCTTGTGATACAGACACAAGAGAACACGACGAACTTATTCGAACCGATTCGATTCTTGCTGTTATTCCAAAAGACCCGTTCAGTATGCTTGGGTTGGTTAATTATATAAACCAGTTCTATGCCGACTCTTATGGTGCCGAACACGCCATCACAATCTGGAAGATGGAGGGAAAGGACAGTATCATTAGACACATTATGAGGGCTATTATCGGCACGAAAATATCCCTAGGAGACTTCCTCGATTATAAAATGGATAAGGAGGACGAGGATGATGAGACTGAAGAGGAAGAGGAAGAGGAAGAGGAAATCGATGAGGAGGCAGAGCACTATGATGAGGAGGAGGAAGTAATCTCTTACGCGAAAGGGAATGAAGTCAAGTTTGAAGGCATCCATACTGGACTCGACTTGTATGAATTCCCTCAAGAAAGACAAGGCTTCATATATACCATCACCGACAACACCGTCGAGAGAGTTGGATATAAGGTGAGAACCACAAAGGGAATGAGATTCGCCTTCTTCCCGCAGTTTAAACATTTGGTTCCCTTGGTTGTGTATAATGTGAACCCATCGCTATAAATCGAAAACCGTTTCAAATTTATTCAACCGAACTCGACAAAAATATACCCCCCGTTATAAACCCAAATATTTTTTTGGATTCACCAATCCATAAATGGTTTGTGGAACCCGATTTTCAAAAAAATAATCTTTTCGGTAAATAAGAGGGAATAAATAAAAATTGAAATGAAACGGGAAGATTATTGAAATCACAAATGTCAATTCGAGTAATCACCAAAGAAACCTTCAACGCTGAAAATATGGGAACACAAGTAGGAACTGTCGGTATGCCCGACAAATACTACGACTGTTGTCGATTTGTGGATAAGAGAAAGTTGAGAAGTGTGATTGGACCTCTTCCAAAGGGTGCCAAGATTCTCCACATTCTAACGATTCAAATGGACGACGAGGAATACGAAAATGTGGTAAATCATAATGTCTGCTACACCGAGCCACTCTGTGCTACAAGAAACCAAGCAGGTGCTTATCTTATACAATCGAAATACGGATATGAATATTGGGGCGTAGATAATCCAACTGGAAATGTGATTGTTGTAGTCAACCTACTAGCCGAACCTCCTGTTGAACCGAATCCGTTAATGGATGAATTAGAGACTCTCGAAAGTATGAATCCGTTCACCTCTGGGAAACCGATGGAAGCCTGTATTTGCCGAGACGATTGGAATGCTATGTGTGAGGAGAGAGTAGTCGATTTAGTCAAGGAGATTGCGAAAAAAACTCCATCGATTATGAATAAGTATGGGATGAGAGTGAAAGCGTTCGATAATCAGTCTCGAAAATGGTATGTGAGCGAAGGTTCTATGAGTAAGTTCACATATGAGCGTTCATTCAAGCACCTCATAAAAAACAAGGAAGCCAAAGAGGCATATGACGAAGTATTCAAAGATGATGAGGATGCTTATATCGAATATTATAGGGTCAGGTTCAACAACCCGAAGGATGCTAAGTGGGAATTCTCTTCGATTTGGTTCTTGGAGTATTGTAGTGGCTTTATCCCTGTTGTTGTGAAAGGCGTCAATACGAGTTCTGCTTTGGCGATGGAAATGTGTGGTATGGATAGGGAAGAGGAAGGTGAATTTGATTATGAACGCTCGCTGTCTACGATTTTGGGATGGATGACACACGAACAGGATAAAAAATCGGTTCTAACGCTATTGCTTCAATAATTGGGTTCACATTATATATACGCTGACGGCATTCCCTCTCGAACTTCTAACGGTATAAACACTCCATTTATAGTCCACCCCCACGGTTTTTTTTCTGGTTTGGGTTCCACAACGGGTTCACTAATTTGTGGAAGGGAAGACGCACCATATATGGTCTGTCTTCCCTCTTCTCTTTTCTCTTTTTTATATTGCTTCTGTTTTTCTCTTCTGGTGTCGGCGTTCTTGTAAGGCATTTTTTTATTGAAATAATCCAATCGCTTTATTTCAATTTTTATTAAGGGAAGACGCACCATATATGGTCTGTCTTCCCTCTCTCTCCCACCAACATCCCGCCGCTCTTTTCAGCAACATCCCTTACCGAAAACCCACCCAACTAAACACGAATGGTGTCCTCCCCTCTTCTAATTCTCTCTTCTTCCAAGAAGGTCTTCTGTTCCTCTGTGAGAAGGAGTTCAGGTTCAGTATTAAGCATAGGAATGAACACAGTAGAAGGGTCAAACTCATCAACCAACAAGTCCTCATTTACGATTTGGTCAAAGTCTGCTAGTAATTTGGGCTCCCATTCTTCAGGAAGAGATTGAATGTATTGGTTCATCAAGCGATTGAATTTGGTTTGCTGTGAAGTTCCAAGAGAGCGAAATGAAGTGAGGATGGGTTTTTCCATCTGTTTCATTACGATAACTGAAAGTCTTTGGGCGTTTTCTCGATTGAAATCAGTCTGTGTGAAGGGCATTATTAGTCTTAACGGATATTTTATTTTTCCTAAAGAAACGAAAGGGTGTGTGGGGTGTCTTTTCCACCAAATGCGATTGACGAAAGTGTGTGTTGATGACCCTTTTTTCCCTTCTCCAAATTCAGCCACAAAAAAAGAAAACTTTTTACTTAATGCTTTTTTGAAACAGCAGAAAGTAAAATCTTTTCTGTTTTTCTCCAGCGTTTTAAAGTAGGGTATACACTACTCATCATCACTATTTTTAATAATAATAATAATAATAGTAATATGGTAAGGATAAAAGAAAGTCTTAAAGAGATTTGAAACCAATTATGGATTGGAAAAAAACAGAAGAAATCAAAAGTCAAGGAGTTCTTAATTATTGAATTATTTTGGGGAAAAAAGTGAAAAAATATACCGAAAATGAGCACCCAAAAGTAAACTGATAATTAAGGGATTTTTTTTACTTTTTTTCCACTCAACATACTTACCGAAAAAATAGTTTTTCACTCAACCCATTTACCGAAAAAAGTAAAAAAAATTATGTCTAACTACCTGCGACAAAAAATCAAACCCCACACTTTTGTCTAATATCTTTGAAGAAAACCATATAAAAAAATGACGGGTATATAATAAAAATGGAAACTGAACTAAATACTATGACTGAAAATGCTGTGTCATCTCAAACGACCGAACAAAAATTCAAAGCATCTGTAAAACCAACCGAAAACATCAAGCAATATATGAAGGAATACCGAGAGAACTACAAGACGAGAGACGGAGTATCTACCAACATAGCCAAATACAAACGAGAAAGACGATACGAGAAGGATTGCGGACTCTCAAAAACGGAAATCGCAACCTTCAGCAATCACATACAACTATATCTCAAACTTAAACGGATTCGACAAAATGTGCCACCTGAAGTTTTTCAGCAAATGTTGGAGTTTTCGGTATAGGTAAATAGAATAAAAAAAATTGATTTAAACGAATTTTAATATTTCAATATAATAAAATGCCAAGACTACCAACTGTGCTTAACAACGACTTTATCAATCGCGAACCGAGATTTCTCATTTCAGGAAGAGAAATGATGGAACCTTTGGATGCTGAAGAAGAAAGGACCATTCAATCACTTTTGGAAAATGGTGGGTTTCCAAAACCAGGACACAAAGAACGCTTACAGAAGTTCTACGACCCTCTACGAAAAAAGAGAGTGAAGGCACATCTTGTCAAATATGTTCGAAGCCCGAACAATATTGGACGAAGTTATGTAGGAGGAAAAGGATTGGGTTCCACAACTCTTCCAAGACGAGTTAGGAACACAATTTACCATCGAGCGTTCTACGATTTAGACTTGGTGAATGCCTGCCCTTCCATTCTCTACGAAATCATCAAACACGATGAACAGTTTCCAAGTTCGGTTTTGAAAGAATATATCGAAAACCGAGACGACATCTTGAGACAAACCAGCGAATTCTATGGAACCACTCGAAGCAAGGCAAAGAAATTGTATTCTTGTCTTATGAATGGAGGGGGGACTGACGGATGGCTTCTCAAAGAAAACATTCGAGGAGCATTTGGAATCTTTGAATTCGGCAGGAGATTCAAAAACGAAATGAACGGAATCTCTCTGGTGCTTTTGGAACGGAACAAAGACTTTTACACCCGTGTTCATAGAATGAAAATCGCAAAAGACCCTGAATGGAGAGAAAACCCAAACGGACTTCTTATGTCTATGTTTGTGTATCATCTCGAATTTGTGATTGTGGATTCTGTAATGGCATACTTAAACACACGGGGCTATTTTGACGGGGAAAGGGGATTGAAATATGGAACTTATGAATTCGACGGATTCAAACTTCGACGAGAAATAGTCGATAGATTGGAAACTCCCATCGAAGAACTTGTGAACCAAATCAACGACTTTGTGAGAAACGAATTCGAGATGGATGTTCGGTTTGCCGTGAAAGAGATGGACGAACATCTCGATTATCGCAGAGTGGAAGTTCCAAACCTCATCGAAACCGTTGAAAATCCCCAATACACAGAATGGAAAAAAACTCACGAAGAAACTCTCGGTTGGTGTAAAATCAAAGAAACTGCGATGTTTGTTCGACTTGACACCATTAGAAACCGTCTCCAGATGTTTACAAAAACACAAATGATGACTGCTTATGAACACGAATGTTTTGAAGAAATAACGGAAAAAGACAAGACCATCACCGTCTGTAATGTGAGAAAATGGCTGGAAGACCCTAATATGAGAGTCTATACTAACCTCTCAGTTTTCCCAAGAGGAACCACTTGTCCAGAAGACACATTCAACTCTTGGACAGACAGCCCTTATGAAGAGGAACGCATCAGTCCAGATGATGAAGAATGGGATGGAGAGGCACTTGAGGCCTTCTTGAACCACGCACGAATCTTGCTTGGAAGTCCAGAAGCATTCAAGTATGTGATGGATTGGATTGGACACGCTTTTCAATTCCCACACATAAAACCACCAAAACTCATCTCCCTTATTGGAATCGAAGGAACAGGCAAAAGTTTGCTTGTGAATACGATTGGAAACCTCTATGGCGATAGTCGAGTGTTCTCAACGGCTAATCCAGAACGGGATGTATGGGGACATTTTAACTCGATGATGGAAGGCAAGTCCTTAATTATACTGAACGAAATTGGAAAACAAAATTCCTTCCAAGCCGAAGACAGAATTAAAGACTTGATTGATGCTCCAACCATCACAATAAGTTCCAAGGGGCTTCATCCTTACACCGTTCCATCTTATCACAGATATATGGCAACCACCAATAATATCGACCCAGTCAAGACATCGAAAGACGACAGACGAAACATTCTCATTCGATGCGACGATAGGCTCAAGGGGAACTTCGACTACTTTAGAGAGTATGTGAAACAAATGAGTAAGCCGAATGCTTTGAGAACCATCTATTCATATTTCCGCACACTCGATATTGGAGGCTGGGATGGAACTCAAGAATTGAGAACCACTTATCACAAGGAAATCATCGCTTCTACAACACCTTATGTGGAAGATTTCTTGGGATACTGGGTAATCAATAAATACTTTGAACCCAGGACTCCACCACGCAAACTTGCCAAAGATGAAAATCTTGAAGTCATAAAGGCAAAGAAAGAGGAACCTTGTGAATATATCTCCACAAATGCTGTGAGTTTGTTGGCTGATTTTGGAAGATGGAAGGAACGCTTTGGTGGAAAATATGACCTCACTTGTGGAACCCTGATGATGAAAATCAAAGCCATTCAAGGAATCAAAGATGACCCAGATGTTCTCATCACAAGCAAGAGAAGTGCCAAAGGGGTCGTTCAATATTTCCACATCGAGAAATTGAAAGCCCTCTTGGATATTGGAGAAATCGAATCTCCAGAAGAATACGAGACCGAGGACAAAGACCCAGAAAAATAAAGTTCGTCTAACTGCCTATACCGAAACCCCAGACACTTTTGCGTAATTTATGAAATAGAATTATCTTGATGTATTTCATAAATGTCATTAACTGATACACAGATTGAAGATTTAGCCGAGAGGATGAATATACCCCTTATTTTTATTGGATTCAAAGACGAACTGAAAACCAGAAAACTCCGCTACAACAAAGCCTACATTATCAATATGGAGAATGAATTTGACGAAGACGGTGAGCGTAATAGTGGCAGCCACTACACCTGCTTCCAAGTCAATAAATATCCAAATGGTCAAATCGCAGGAATATATTTCGACAGTTTCGGGCAACCCCCACCAAACGAAGTAGAGGAGTTCACAGGAAAGAAATTGCCATACAACACCAAGGACATTCAGTCTCTAATGAACTCTGCCTGTGGTTGGTATTGCCTTGCTTTGCTTCATTTCATTAATGCCAGTCCATACAGACAAGGACATTTGTATCACGACTGTGAGGCTTTTACGGATATGTTCGACGATTTGAATGTGGAGAAAAACCACTTGAAGAATGAGTTTGTTTTGAAACACTTTTTCCGTAGTGCTGACGCTTCCAAAAGAAAACCGATTGAAGTGGGTGGTATGGTAGGAGCGAAGGCTGACCCTTCCAGTATTATTACCCAGGACGAAGATTATCGACACAACGCTTAATTAGTATTAGTCCCACGGACATTTCGCAAAGCGAAATTAACCCAACTGTTTAACAATCTTTAAGACCATATCGTGAGAAATAGGATAGATGTGTTCTAATCCATTCACGGCTTCGGTAGTATATCCTGCTTGAAGAACTCCTTCACCTTCTGGGATATGCGGAATTTCCACGGCAGTCTTCTTGGGGCGTTTTCGCGTTGCCTTTGGCTTTGGACCACCTTCAAGAACCTCCATAGTGATATTTTGCCCCGAGGCATTCGCTTCGCGAATTTCCTTTGGAGACTCGGGTTCCACAGTCTTTTTTGGACTCTTGCGTTCTTTTTTCGGCATAGGTGGTGGGACTAAAGCGGGTTCTTTGGCGAGAGACCCACCTTCTGTCTTGGAGGAATGGTATTCCTTCTTACACTCTGCGTCCTTCAAAGCACTCTTGTATGACATTCCCTTCTTGCTGGCAAACTCTTTTACAAACTCAATCCACTTTGACATCCTATATAATAGAGAATGACAAAAAATCTTCGAATTCACCGCAAATCCTTCACCATAATAAATAATAGGCAAGCCAAGCGGGAGACCACTTGTCCGCCTTCGCCCATTCGTGATTGCGTCGTCTAAAGGCTTCCCTCCTAGCAAGATTCCTATGCTTCGTATAGTCCTCCATACCATACTGACCAAAGTGGATTAACTTACCTTCGTGTTCCACCATATATTTCTTGTCCCTTCTCGTTGAATAAAATATCGGGACTTCCTCTCCTAAATATCTGTTTGCCATTTGCCTCACAAGGACTGGATTTGAATATTTCTCAATATCCTTGAACCGCTGGTTGTTCGAAGAACTCATTTGTATATGGTGAGATATTATGGAGGGACAATCGACAGACCCCATTCTATATCCGTGGAACCCACTCTGGATATACTGGTGGGGGTAGTTGGCTGTGAAGGAGGCGGTATAACAGCCAACTCGTCTTTGACCGCCTTTTTAACTAAATTGCTTTGTTCCGTTAGTTTTATATAGGTGTTGTAAATCTTCTCCAAATAATCCTTCGCTGGGACTGGGCGGTGGTCTCTATTAAGCAACAGAGTTTTTTGAATATCAATAGAAAGCAGATAATAGTCTCGGCTGGAAATGAGTTCGTTCTCCACCCTCTTTTGAATGGAAAGAAAGAGTTCAATTGAACCGATAATGCTACAGATAAGAGACAATAGACAGGTAATCCCGCTTATTGTTTCTTGCTTCACATATTGCTGACTGCCAACCGAGAAAACGGAATTTAGACCGCTGATTACTATTAGTGGAAGGCGGAAATATGAGAGAGTGTTTTTGAGACGGAAATAGGTGTGTTTGTGTTCGTCGCTTAAAATCGCAGAGTTTTTGCGAATTCGGTCTAACACACCTTCTATATCGTCAGTCCAATCATTATTCATTATACTATTGGTTGGGATATTTCGCTCTGCGATTAGGCAATACGGGTATAAGTGAAAATACCCTGCGCTGGAGAACCAGTAGTCACCACAGTTCCGTTCGTTCCAGCATTATAACCGACAAGATAAACGGTGGTGTCTGCGTAGATATTGATTACTCTGGAAACTTTGAGAACATTATATCCAACATTAGCGGTGGTGTATTGTAAATCAAAGAAGTTTCCGTAATTGGCAGTAGTGGTTGAAATACCGAGGATTTGCTGTCTGGCAACGGTGTTGTCAGTTGGTGTGATTTGAAGACTGGCTTGGAATAAATATGTTCCGTAAATGGCAGAGGTGAAGGCAACGCTGGTAATGTTGGTTTGGGTATTGGCAGTTAGGGCAGTAGTCCAACCAGAACTGGCAACTTGGTTTGTGTATCCCAAGTTTAATGCGGAAGTTGGATTGGAGGCAGCCACATTTGAAGTGGAGATTTTGTTTGTATAGATAGAGGCACTTTTCACATTAATCGTGGTAGTAGAAGCGTTTCCAATATTCACCGTTCCTGTTCCAGTATTTGAACCAGACATTATGTTTAAAATTCCAGTTCCAGTAAAGGCACCACTCAATAAATTAAGAGTCCCAGTTCCAGTCGTGAATGCTCCGTTCAATACATTTGCTATGACACCAGACGCACCAGTCCAAACGTTAGAAGCAAGATTTAATGTAGCCCCGTTTAAATTTGGACCATTCATAATACTAACAATTCCCGAAGTTCTTGAACCTCCTCCAATATTCAAGGCGGGAGTTGTTTGACTTGACCCAATATCAATTTGACCTGTTTGTGTGCTGGCAAACAACGCACAATTTCCAGTAGTAGATGAATTATTATAGGTTCCAGTTGAAGCCACATAAGAACCACAGTTGAGAGTTGCTTGATTAGCGTTGTAAGTCATAGAAGTTGTCACATTATCAACATATAAGGTTTGTCCGTTTCCTGAAGCAGAAACAAAGGTAGGGTAATAGGTTGAGTTTGCGTCTGTGTTGGTTATGTCTATGGTTTGAGCACGGGTGGCAGGACCCGAAAAAAGAGTGGCAGTCAGGGTTCCATTCACCCCAAAATCACCAGTAGAAGGATTACAACTAAAATTGGCAGATTTTTGGATAAACCCGTGTCCTGTTGCGAAACTGTCGCTGAAATTCAAATAATGGGTTGCGTTTTGTGTGGTGTTTGTTGTTTTAAGTCTCAAATTCCCGCTTGAAGTAATCTCTAAATTTCCAGCATTCAGTCCCATAAGTCCTGTGTTTCCAAGACCGTCGTCGAAACTAATATTTCCTCCCATTCCTAAATTTCCGCCGACAGAGCAACCTCCGCCGACAACCAAATCAGGGATAGTCTCTGTTCCTTGGGCGATTGGATATTTTAGATAGTTTGCGTCTAATGTTGCTGTGGTAATGGTGTCTCCATTCACCGAGTGAAAGACACTTCTGTCAAAGATGACCAAGTCTTCTGTGGGTGGATTGTAAGTTGCCATAGTATGATATAGGTGAAGATATTATTCCAGTTCGTCTAACGCCAACAAATAATCTCTCTTAATTATACATATGCCTCCAAAGAAGAAGCAAGCCCCTCCTGCCGAAAAGGCGGAGATAATCAATTTCTATAAACACATCCCAAAAGATATGTTGGATGAAGCGGAAAATCCAAATGTTCATTTACACGGTTTCAAATTGCCATTTAGGGCGTGTGTTGTCGCACCATCTGGAAGTGGAAAGACAAATTGGTTATTGAATCTCATTCACCTCTTTTCTATGGGAGAGGGAACCTTTGCGGACATTACTATTTTGACTCGAAACAAAGATGAACCTCTTTACAACTACTTGACAACCCGATGCGACCAGATACAAGTGAAAGAGGGACTCCACAATCTGCCTCCTTTAGATAAGTTCGACAAGCGTTCTAACCATCTCGTAGTATTAGATGATTTGGTCTTATCTAAAGATTTATCGGGTGTTGAGGCTTACTATATTCGAGCGAGAAAATTGAATTGTTCTGTGATATTTCTGTCGCAGTCGTATTTCCGTATCCCGAAGATAATTCGCAACAACTGTTCCTATATGATATTGTTAAAACTGTCGGGAAATCGAGAGGTGAATATGATAATGAGTGAGTTTGGTTTGGGAGTGTCTCGAGACCAATTGTTGGGAATGTATAAATACGCAACGGCAGAGAAGTTCAGTCCGTTGATAATTGATTTGGAACAAGACCCATCCAAGAGGTTTCGCAAGGGATTCCAAGAAATCTTGGAGCCTCGTCAATTTATTCATTCAAGTGATAGTGAAAGTGAAGAGGAAGAAGGAAAGCCGATGAGAAAGTAATTCGCATAGCGAATGTCCGTGGGACCAATTCAATAATAGTGTGTGTTGATGACCCTTTGGAATCCCGTTTCAAGTTCATATAGAAAACAGAATTCTTTTTGCTTTTGCTGTAAAGAAAAAGAAGAAAGTAAAATCTTTTCTCTTTTTCTCCAGCGTTTTAAAATAGGGTATACACTACTCATCATCACTATTATTAAATATGATTATTAATAGTATACAGTATTAAAGATTAGATTATGGAGTTTATTTTGAAAGTATTTTATTCTCAAGATATGCTATAGATGCCAAGAGGAAGAGTAAGAAGACTGAATCAAACAGCAAGTGTGCCTCTTTTAGAAGCAGGAAAAGTGGAACTTGCCCTTCCACCCTTTTTCGCAACTCCAAATACAGGAAAATCGGCTTATGCTTGGAAATTGGTGAACCCTTTAACAAAAATCCGCAACATCGCAAAAAGAGGAAAGAATCTTGTTGTGGAATTGTCAAGAAATGTGAACCTCAAGAAACCACTTGTTGGCTATTCTTATGCGAGACCTTTTCCAAAGTTGAGGGATTTCTCTCCAGCAGACAGAGCAAAATTCGAACATTATGTGGAGAGATTTAATGAAACACGGAATTCTCCAGAACTTGTGGGAGCAGAACCAATAGAGAATCTACCGAGAGGATTTCCACCAGTTCTTCCAAAGAATGCGAGAAAAGCGGGATTAACAGCAACTCATCACAAGGTTTATTATTCACCCCCAGATGGTGATACTGACAGCATTCCAGAAGCAGAAAGTCCCGTCAGTTCTCGAGAAAGCAGTCCAAGAAGCCCTCCAAGCCCTCCAAGTGGAACCCGTGGAACCCGTGGAACCCGTGGAACCCAAATAAAAACCCTTGATGAATTCAAAGCGATAAGTCCAAACAAGAGAGTGTCTCAAGCCCTTTATTTGGATGAGATTCTGGAACAACACAAAGACCTTCAATTGAAATCAACAAGTTTATCGAAAAGTGGCAAGTATGATGGGAAGATTGTCATTCTTGGAAAGTTGGATAATGGCAAATGGCGAAAAGCAGTAGATGGAAGCAACCAAAAGGTTCCAATAAGCGGAGTGTCAGGAACCCAATACGAAGAGTTGTATGCTGATTTGTTGCGTCAACTACGGGGATTGGGGTTCCGCCCCCAACCGACGGCAGGAGGAGGAGGAGGAAGGGGATTGTCTTTGTATAACAAGGAGAGCGATGCTTACGAAAGCGGAGACGACGAAGGAGAAAGCGGAGGAGACTTGTCGGGATTTGTAAATAAATTGATTCACGGAAGGAATGAATTTTCGCCAGCATCGAAACGAGTGTTAGAGGCAAACGGAAGGGCAATTATCACGGGAATCGCTCTTCACAGAAATCCGTTGCCATCTCTTTACAAATCTGCGTTGTCATTTTTGTCAGGAGGAGAGACCGACAGGATATTAGATGAGAGCAACAAGGACAAGTTATTTCATTTATCTATGTGGGTGAAATTGTCGAATGGAAAGACAGTAAAAATCGACAAAACGACTTCTGTGAATGTGGCACAATCGCCAACAAAGCCAGCGAAGGAAGAGAGTTTAGAAGTAGTTGGGGTTCCACAGAATCTGTCGCTCAACGAATTTTTGAACAAGACTTTAGAGAAAGTGGGAGTGTCGCGATTCTTTTCATATGATGCGAAGACGAACAACTGTAGTGATTTTGTCCAAATGTTATTGGAGGATAATGGGATGTGGAAAGAGCCAGCGATTTCTTTTGTAGAACAGCCAGTCCAGAAACTATTGGAGAGATTTGGATTGTTGTCAAAGATAGTGAAAGGTATAACAGATTTAGGACATAGGGCAGATATTATTTCCCAAGGCGGAAAAATCTCACGTAAGAGTATAATGAGGGCAAGTAGAATAACAAGTGGCGTCAAGATGATAGGAGGTGCTACTCCGCGTCAAAAGGGATTGAGTGCGCAAACGAGAACATTCACGACAGGATTGTTAAGAGAGAAATTGAGTCAAATAGTTCATTCTGGAGATAGGAATCAAAGTCCAACTGCCCCTTTTTATGACCCCGAGAACTTACACGATGATAGTGCGGACCCTTTCATTGAAATGGCAGAACGGATAAGAACCTTTGACATAAGAGTGAAAGAAGGAAACATTAATTTTGATTTTCCGTTAGATTTGATTGAGTTCATTAATGATGGACCACTCAACCAGTATTATTACCTGTTGTTTAGAACTGGTTTTTATGGGGACTTGCCAGAACAAGTTGTGTCAAGATTGAATTCAAACAACCTGGATAGATGGGAATCTAACAAAGAAGTTCAAGCCCAAAGAGTAAAGATAGACAATCGACAGATTGATATCGACCCTGGCCTATTCAAGTTCATAGGTAAGGAGTATATTGACAAACTGGTTGACCTATACAGAACCCGAATCTTAAATGGAGAGCATATGGATATTCCGTCTTACCTCCGTCTTCCAAAGGGTCTGCTGGATAAAAATGATAATAACAAGCCTCCACCTCCACCACCAAAGAAAGAAGAAGAAATGACAGCAACAACAACAACCTCAAATCTCAAGGGAAGTGCGAAAATGAGAGCGTTGAAGAAAGAGAGAGAGGAAAGGGAAAAGAGAGAGGCAGAGGAAAGGGAAAAGAGAGAGAAAGAGGAGGAAGAAAAGGCGAAGGAAGAAGCACCCAAAAAACTTATGGGAAGTGCGAAAATGAGAGCGTTGAAGAAAGAGAGAGAGGAAGAGGAAAGAAAAAAGAGAGAGGCAGGTGGAGGTGGAGGAGGAAGTGGATTGGAAGGAGGAGATTTGGATGCCTTACATCAAGTGTTTATTCACGGATTGGGACACGGAGGAGGAATGAAGCCAGTAGATTGGGAAGATATGAATTGGGGAAGTTTCACGGCGCAATTCAAACGGTTTAAGGAAGAGCATCCGCATAGTGGTGTGGATAACTTGGAGGAGTTTGCGGAGATGATATTGGAGCATCCCGAAGATTTTAGGGCGGCGACTTTAAAGAGGGCAAGGTTTTATTTGAATGTAATATTAAAATCTCATCATAGTAATATGATGTCCCACGGAGGAGCACTACACCATCCAGCATTAACTAGTGATTTGTATCCAAGAATTCCGCAAGCCTATAGTCAGTTGTATTTTTCTCATCCGCATCCAATTGTGATTCATTCTCCATCAGGGGAAGGATTAGAAGGTGGTAAATTGTCTCTTCATTCATTTGAGAAAGGAGCCAAGAAGTTCTTCACCAAGACTTTGCCGAAGACTTTGATTCATCAGGGAATTCCAACTGCTGTGGGAATGGCGACGACTGCTTTAACGGATAATCCAGCATTAGGAGCGATTGCTTCAAAGACAGTAGGGAAGGCATCAGCGGATGCTGTAGGAAAGGTTTCAGGAATGGGAGTGAAGAGATTTGCGAAAGGTTCTCTCGAGGCGAAGGAGCATATGAGGAAGTTGAGGGAAATGAGAAAGCCAAAGATTAAGGGAGGATTGGTTCCGTCTCCGCATTCTCGAAGTTCGATTACAGAGCCTTCTTTGCTTCGATAAGTATTGAAGTGTGTGTGTTGATGACCCTTTGGAATCCCGTTTCAAGTTCATATAGAAAACAAAATTCTTTTTACTTTTGCTTCTAAAAAGCAACAGCAAAAGTAAATTTATTTCTCTTTTTCTCCAGCGTTTTAAAGTAGGGTAATCACTACTCATCATCACTATTTATAAATATGATTATTAATAGTAATGAGTTTAGAATTAAGAATTTGAATCTTAAGAAAGAGAAATGAGAGAACGATTTGTTTATTACGATGACTTTGTGAAATCAGTTTCAAATGGCTTGAGGGAATTTGGGACGGAAGACGACCTGATAGACTGTTTTGAGAAATATGTGAGTCAAGTGTATCGATATGAAGTGGAGAATCAAGACACGCCTCCAGATAATGGAATGCGATATGTGTATAAGGTGTGTTATGAAGATAATCCGTCTGTGATAATCTATGTGGAGAACCCAGCGGATGCGATGGAATACGAAGACAAGCCGTATACGAATGTTCAGTTTATTCGAACATCAAAGCACAGCGAGATTTATAGATTGGCGAAAACAAACAGCACGAGAAGTGCGATAGAGCATTATTTGAGTTTTGTTGAATTGAAGTTTAAGATTGGTGGAGAGTTGAAGTCGATAGAATACTTTGGGAAGCCAGAGAATGTTTCGGTAATCGACCTGGCATAAAGATTGGGTTTAATCAATTATTAATCATCCCATTAATAATTGCGTAATTATTGGATAAATAATCTGGAAATTAAGATTAATCTTAAAAATTCGCTTTTAAATCCATAGAATGACCTAAATTAAAAATTTATAATTAATTTTAAACTATATTTTTCGACTTTAAATCAAAAGTTAAGCCTTAATTTTCGTTTAAACCCACCAATTATTAATTTCTCCATTAATAATTGATTTATTTCTCCAATCCCATTTACCGAAAACCCACTACCCATCCGTCTTTATGTATACCTTCTCCTGGGCCTTGCTCGAACCCATCTCCTCAAAGTCCTTTTCCATCTCTTGTTGAACCTTCGCACTATCAGCATACTTGTCCGTGAGATATGTATGCCTCATCTGGTTCACAGAAATCTTTCCGTCAAATATCTTATTCAATCTCTGGTTCAATTTCACAGATGTCAATTGGTTTTGGTTTGTATCGAACAACAACCAATCTGTCGGGTTCACCTTCATCCACTTTGTCAAGATTGTTTTCAACGCTGTGGGAATGGGAATCACTTGCTCTCCATAGGTCTTCGCTGTCTTGTATGAATTGTAATGAATCGACGACTTCTCTAAATAATTGTCCTTGCTCCTGTCTATGTTTCGAATCTTCCAATCCACCAAGTCCTTGGCTCTTCTCGGCGGAACAAAGATTCCTCCTACTAAAGACACTATCACAAAAGACTGTATCGCTTGTAAATCATTCGGCGTCAAACTTCCCTTCTTGTAAAGCAAACTCGCATTATGTTTCAGCGTCTCCCACAAACTCTTTATTTGATTCGAATCCACCCAGTTCTCCTTTTGCGTTTCCGTCTTCTCTTGCTTTGACACTTCCTTCGAATAATCTCGAATGTCTTCCAACATCAAGTCTCGGTATTTCTTGTCATCCGTTATTATCACTAAAGCAGACAAGATTGTCTTCCTCTTGTTCGGCGGAACATCCCTCAAGTGATTCAAGATTTTATCCGTTTCTTCAAACTTTGATTTATTTATCTCTCCGTCTCCAAATACTTTTTTGTAAAGCGAACGAAGCACAGAAGTATAGGTGGTCAAACTCGAAGCAGACAAAGACGGTCTCTTCTCCTTAATGTATTCTTTCAAATCGGTCATCAATAATTAAGTTAGATATTTTATTTTTAAGCCTTTAAATCTTTAATTTCATTTTTAACATATTCATTAATGTATATATTATTATAAATAGTGATGATGAGTAGTGTATACCCTACTTTAAAACGCTGGAGAAAAAGAGAAATAAGTTTACTTTTGCTGTTTCCTTTTTGAAGCAAAAGTAAAAAGAATCTTGTTTTCTATATGAACTTGAAACGGGATTCCAAAGGGTCATCAACACACACCCTACATTCCACTATTCAAAGACTTATAAGACGGAGGCAATCGAGAAGCAAATTGGAAGTTCGCTGACATCGGTTGTGATTGAAGAGCAGGCGGCATTCCGTGTCCCAATAAATTACCGTGAACCCCTATTGACGATTTCTCTTTCAATCCAGCACCACGAGTTCTTCCTCCTCCAGCATACAAACCTGAACCTGAATACAAACCTGAACCTGAATATAATCCCGAACCTGAATACAAACCTGAACCTGAATACAAACCTGAACCTGAATACAATCCAAAACCGTGAAGAGGTTCCTGTCCTTCCAAGAATTTTCCTTGATAATGAGCCGTGTGTCTATCTGCCATAGCCTTTCCAATTGTTGCCTTCGCTAACATCGGCTCAATCACAGTAGGACTTCTTCTAACTCCAATAGGCATTCTCGAGGGAGGAGATAATCCAGTTCCAAAACTATCAATTCGGCGATTCGCCTCTCCAGCAAGATAAGAACCTGCGTGCTTACCCAACTCACTTCCCACAGCAGAAGCCAGAGGAATCAATTCGGGATTTCCAGACAAAGTCGCTAAACCTGACAAAGCAGTCGCTCCAGCAGTAGGGGCCATCTTTGCCAATTCACTCACTCCTTTCTTCGCCAACTCTTTTCCCGCTGGAATGAGAATCTCTTTCGCAATCGGTTTCAAAGCCTTTCCTATCTTCTTCGCACCCTTCTTGATGCTGTCAAACAATCCCTTACCTTCCATTTGCGACGACAATTCGGGAGATGGAGATTGATTCACCGATATCTCTTCGGGCGTTAATGAAACGGTATATGCTTTGCCTTTGTTAAACGCACGAGTGATGTGATTGTATCTGTCTGCCGACACAATTAAATTCATTCCTTCCCCACTCATACTGGGATGGATTCTTGTGGAACCCCCTTTTCTCATTTTTGATAAAGCACGGGGAGACGGATGTTCAATTAATACTACTGCGTGAGTCATCTATACTAACACCGAAGAAAAAAAATGTCGCTAAACATAGAGATAATGACATTTTTCTTTTCTCGCGTAAAAATATTTACAAAAAGCACTTAAAGCATTCTTACATTCTTACAGTAAGAGAGTAAAATGGAATATTTTATTTACGGATTGAGAGCAACTGGAACTGGCGAGATTATTTATGTGGGTTCCACAACTGATTTGAAACGAAGAGAATACGAACATCGATACAACACCGAAACCGAATCCAGAGAGAGTTCTTATTTGATTTACTCCATCATCCGCGAAATCGGGGGATGGACTTCCGTTGAAATGGAACTTCTTGGAATTTTCGATGACGAAAATCGATTCCAAACTGAAAGAGAGTTTGTTGATTATCTTAAACCCATCGGCAACAATTATCGCCCTAAAGTCTCACCTGAAGAAAGACAAAAACAAAAAGACGAGTGGTTTCTTAATCACCCTAATTATAGAAAGGAATTTTATCTAGCAAATCGGGAGAAAATAATCCAAAATGTCAGGAAAAATCAACTCGACAACTTGGAAAGAACTAGACAACAACAAAAAAAATGGCGGGAAGACAATCGCGAAAAAATGGCGAAATATATGAGAGCATATAGACAAAGGAAAAAAGAAGCAGAAGCAACTGAAGCAACAACCACAGAAGAAGAATCTTAAACTCGGGCGCCAGTAAGGATATCGACCGAGACTTCAACTCCATACTCCACAAAGATATACAAATCAATTGACTTGGTTGAGGTGTTGGTTCCAAGAACAGAAACTGATTTGGGGACAGCCTCTTCAACTGGCAACATACGACCAACATTCACATAGTAGTAGCAGTATTCCATCTCGAAATCACTCATTCCAACCAATCCAGAAGTGAGACCATCAGTCATTCCTCCATTCACAGCGTGTTGGCCATAGAGTTGGTTCATAAACTGCTCGTATGAGTATCTCTCGGTGTTGTAGATTGCGTTTTGTCCAGAGATTTGAACATTAAATTGAGTGAGGAGACACAAAGGAGAAGTTGGCCCACAACCAGCAGGGTCATAAGGACTTTGAATTGGAGTAAGGTTTCCGTTCGAAGCAGAAGAGAAGTATGGAAGCACCAATACAGACTTGATATTGGCAATACCGTTGGTGACAAGGTAATTGAAGGTCTGTCCTGTGCTGATTTGGTTCACAATCGCGTATTGGTAAATGTCGCTGTAGACAATCTTCTTGACAGGAGAAGACAAGTAAGAAGTCTCAAAGACTGGGTTGAAAGTGTAGGCAGGGACATTCAGCATAATAGAACGCCCAAGAGGAGAACCTTGAGTAGGCATAGTAGCACTTGCTTGTTGGGCAGAGTTGAGAACTGAAGCACCAACGGCTAAAGACACAATATATTGACCTTGGACAAAACAAGCAGCACCTCCATTAGAAGCAACAGCAGAAGAAACCATAAGAGGAGACACACCTCCAAGAGGAGAACTGACAGTAGTAGCAGATAAAATACCACCAGCCGCAGCAGAAGTGAAGGAAACAGAGGATTGGTTCAAGTTCAAGGTCATCTTCATAAACACACCCTTCAAGAGAGGAACTCGCTCAAAGAATGAGTGAAGGTGTTTCAATTTGATGATGGCAGTAATAGCCGCCTGCCAAACTCCTGAAACAGTTGTAGGGTTGGCTCCAGTAGCATTCACCTTGTTGTAAATATAAGATTTCCAAACAAGATTGAGATTTGCGGTAGTCATAAGATTGGAAAACGCTCCGTTGGTCACACCAACACCAGTCAAACCATCGGGGTTAAAGTTCCAAGCCTGTTGTCTTGCCAAGTATCCAGAGTTGGAAACATCAAAAGAGTTCCAAGCACCAGTCACAACAGGAGTAGCACTTGAGTTTTGGTTATTACAAACTCCAACACCACTTGTGCTGTCAGCAGTAGTGTATTGGAAGGCTTGGGCGTCATCTGGATAGAACCCAATTGAACTGCCTTGAGTAATGAGGTCTTGGTAAGAAAGAGAAGTCATCAGTTTAAAGGTGTTCCATAAACCACAGAAGGGAGTTTGTTGGATGATGGTGGTTCCGTTGTAATCAAGGGTAAAGGAGTGAACAACAGAACCATACCAATTTTTCAAACCAACAGCATAGTCAGCAGAGGTGGCGGTGGTGTTTGGAGCAAAAGCAACCACAGCAGTAGCACCAACAGTTTGGGTGAGAGTAAGCACCATAGGCACGGTCAGGTAGGCCTCTCGGTAGTTCATATACTTATTACTGTTTGCGAGTTGGGATGTATCGATTACACTTTGGTTCCCTTGGTAGTTTTGATTTTGGTTGTCAAGAATGGAAAGCCAATCTTTGCGGACAAAAACGGAAGGGGTTCCTTCAGCCATAGAAGACATATCGAAAACAAGAGTGTCAGCCATTATATAATAATGGCGAGAGAAAAAAATCCGCCGAGAGAACGCTTTAGGCTTAAAGGGAAAACTTGATATTCTGGGGCTTTTTACTTAAGGGCTTCACTACCAATCTGGAGAGTTTTCCCCCTAAACTTCCTCCTGAAGAAACTGGAACTCCTGTAGTGTGAGTATATTCTTGAGTGGATTGATATGAAGAACCTGCTCCTGCTCCTCCTGTATTCAAAAGAACAGAACCCATTCCTCTACCTTGTCCTTCTCCCAATTTCTTGGGATGAATGCGTCCGCTAATATAGACATTTGGGATGTGTTGAACCATAATATTATCTCTTGAGAAAAGAATCCCGAGGCCGAGGGTTCCACAGCCTATACAACAGACTTCTTCCGTATATCTCTCTTGATATTTCTGTATCGCAAAACTCCCGTCATCAGCGTGTTCAAATGGGTCAGTTGTCTTTGTTTCAAAGCGGGAAAGGTTTCTTCTTCGGCTTCCTTCACATTTCTAAATTGTCCCATCAAAGATGCTTGCTCCCTAGATAAGTCGTCATAGAGTTTGTCCAAGTATTGCTCGGTGATGTCGTTATTCATTTGTATAATTAAGAGAGATATTTTTCCTAAATACTAAACGCGGAATGTAGGGTGTGTTGATGACCCTTTGAAATCCCGTCTCAAGTTCATACAGAAAACAAAATTCTTTTTACTTTTGCTTCCAAAAAGAAACAGCAAAAGTAAATTTATTTCTTTTTTTCTCCAGCGTTTTAAAATAGGGTATACACTACTCATCATCACTATTATTAAATATTAAGATATACATTAATAATGATATTAAATTATAAAGTCTAAATTACTTACTTCCACTCGAAGTTGCGACTAATTCTTGAAGTCCCAAGTCCTTCATATCTCTTATGACCAAAACAATTGTCATATTCGGGTCAAGGATTTTGATGGGTTGATAGTTAATCCCTAAAATCTGGAGACGGATTTCATTATAAGTTCCAGAAAGGAGTTTGTTCCAAGCAAACTGCGGAGGAGTGTCGCTAATCTGTTCTCCAAAGCCGACTTTAGGAGAAACTGAATAAATGATAGAGTTGGGAATCGCGTATTTGTTGGAAATGTTGGAAATCGCTAAGTAGACAGAGGAGTTCGGTTGGACTTGAGGAGCAGTTGAAGACAAATAGGACAAGTTGGTTCCAATACCAGAGTTTAGAGAGGTTGTAAAACCAGCAGCATAACCCAACACTTGATTGAAATTGGTTGGAAGGATTATTTGAGGGTTAAAGGTAGCCAACGCATAACCCACCCAACCAGCGTCTCCCGTTGCTGGATTAGCCACAGGGATAGACCAACCAGCAGGCAAAGCAGTTGGAACAGGAAAAGTATTGATTTGAACCGCATATCGGTTAGGGTTGAGTAGAAACTCCGCATAATATACATTCTGGCCTGCCGCATTTATAAGATATGTGCCGTTTCTAATAAATTGATATTGAAGGTAATAATTCAAATCCGTGACTTCATAAAGCCCCTCTGGGATTGTAATGGTGTATGTGGTAGTTGCCGCACCAACAACCCAAGTGTATTGAAACACATTATTCTGTAAAGTTGTTCCGTTGATATTCGACCAAGAGTAATACATAGTGATGTTCTGGATTGCCACTTCGTGGTGAGGAAAGGCAACTGAATTGGGAAATCTGTAAATGAAGGTGTTGTTGTTCCCATCAGCCAAGATATTGCTGGAATTTAACACAATTGTGGACGGCATATTATACTAAAGGACAAGAGAATAATTCGTGAGACCTAACGCCTTCCCCTCAATATTCTCTCTGTGGCGCTCCATTCGCTGGCGTGAGTAGGAATGGTGTTGGTTGAGGTAATATTATTGCCTCTCACTCCAAGATAGTAGGCAACTTGGTTTCCCCCTGCGATAAAGGGGACTTGTTTTTCACCGCTTCTCATTTGAACAATATTGTTTGGGGCGTCGGGATTTACAACTTTGTAGTGATACATTATAACATACAATTAGATTTTTTTCCCAACCTATGGTATAATGAATCGAAATGATAGGAGAACTCCAATCGATGCTGCTAAAACTAGGGAAAATTATCTTGCTAACCTCCGTCTTCAAGCGTCCAACAATCAAAAAAACCAAAACGCCAATATCATTTTCAAGCAAACTGGCGCACCTCCACCAACCCTCCCTGACACTCGCACTTCCACGGACAAATTAGCCGATTTAGAGGGACTCAAAGTCATCCTTCAGGCTAAACTCGCTTCCATCACCGATGGAAATATCGCTTCCCATATTGTCGGTTCCCTAAACCCAGACCAAATCCGCTTCTCCATTAACGCTTGGGATGTTATTGAGAGAGATATGAGAACCAAATTCAAACTTGGTGTCCCAGCACCTGTCTTCATCGCTTACCTAAATAGACTTATGGCTACATACGACCAAAACGATTTTGTTGAATTGGGCTTACAGCAAAGCAGTCAATTGAGCGTTTCACCTCTTTTGTTATACACCAAATCAAGAGCAGAATTGAGAAGAGCAGTTTCCCTTCTTTTAGAAAAAGCAGGAAGCCATTTCAGCGTAGACACACACAAATTAGTCCAAGATATTAATTACTTGGAGAGATTTCTCACCTTTGCTAGAAGCAGACTGGGAGAAGTCCACGACCAAGAACTCAAGAACTATGTGTTTGGGTTGTTGGGAGCAGTAATGGATGATATGACTCAAGACAGTCAATTGCCTTCTCTTATCGAGGCAATCAATCTGGCTTTACATAAAAATGACAAACCAGCCTTCCTGCGGACTTTTGAAGACTGTGTTGAAATGTTGTCCATCTCACCAGAGCAACACAACGCAATCAATCAAATCACTAATGCTTTGGACAACGCTGAGGCACCTATTGTGAATGAACCCAATTTGGAACACGATGAAGCACAAGAAGGACAATTTGTTCCACCTGTTGAACTGCCTCCCATCCCCGATGAAATGGAATTCACGGAACCTACTCCCAGAGAACAACTCCCTCCATTTATGACACCAGATGAGTTTCAAGCCGCAGATAAGGCAACAAAAGTTAGATTTATTGTTGCTTACTTACGAGCCAACCCAGA